AGGCGCAACCCTTTGATACTTCAGCACTTGGTCACGGGAAGTGGAATAAATGAACCCAGAACAACTTGAGATGCGGTTGATGCCAGTTGTCAACCGGATGGAGCGTCGCGGTATCAACCTGGATGGCCCCCGTCTAAAGGCTGACACCGATTACTACTGGGGCATCCTGGAAGAGATCGATGAGCGGATCATGTCTAAGCTCGGCAGCCGGGTCGACGTGGATTCGAATGCTGATCTGGTTTTGGCGTTGCAGAAGATCGGTTACACCAAGTTCCTATCAACGCCAAAGGGCAAGCTGTCCGTCTCCAAAGAGTCGTTGATGGTGGCACTAGAGGAGGGCGATCCTGAACTACTTGGACTACTGCTCATCAGGGGTGCCCTCGCTACCTCACTTCGGACGTTCCTGCAGCCCTGGTGCGTGCAGTATGATAGGAATGGGCGTCTATTTCTCCGTTGGAACCAGTTCCGGAATTACACGGATACAGGCGCTCGTACGGGGCGGCTGTCGTCCAGCCCAAACCTCCAGAACATTCCGGTCGAATGGGAAGAGCTGCGTGAGCGCCTCAAGAAGATCGGTTTCGAGCTCTGGTTTGAGCTCCCATCAATACGTCAGTACATTATCCCTGACGCAGGTATGGTGTTCGTGGGGGGAGACTACAAGGCGCAGGAGATGCGACTACTCGCACACTTCAGCCAGGGTACGCTACTCGAAGCTATCCGAGCTCGGCCTCATGACGACATTCATGCCGTGGCAGCTAACATTGCCGGTGTTAGTCGTCGCATTGCCAAGACGCTCGGCTTCGCGGTCCTGTATGGCGCAGGCGTCGGACGCATTGCGGAATCGCTTAGCATCGGTGTTGAAGAAGCGGGGCGAATTAAGAACCGCTATCTCACAGCGCTCCCCGATATCAAGAAGTTCCAGAAGGCACAAACCGACATCGGGAAGAACGGCGGTTACGTCGAGACGCTCGGTGGCCGCAAGTACTACACCGATCCCACGATTAAGGTGATCAACGGTCGGGTAGTTGACTACAGCTACAAGCTGGTCAATTACAAGATCCAGGGCAGCGCGGCTGATCAGACGAAGCGCGCCATGATCCATTATGACGACATGGACGAAGGCGAGCTAGTCCTGTCGGTTCACGACCAGCTCGTAGCACAAGTCCCGATCGGCACCCCCTCCACGAATCTGTGTCTGGCGATGACAGAGTCCTTCCAGGAGATTCTTCGTTATCAAGTAACAGTGGATGCTAGTCCTCAGGACTGCATGCGCTTCTCAGACATTAAGGACAAGTAGTCATGCCATATACAGAGCCGTGGGGCCATTCGAAGCTCGACACCTTCCAGCAATGCAAGAAGCGCTTCGAGTTCCAGTACATCAAGAAACTGCCATCGCCAGGCAACGAGGCGATGGCGCGTGGGGGGAGAATGCATGAGGACATCGAGGCCTATCTGCAAGGTTGGATCACCGAGCTACCGGCGGCTATCCTCCCGTGGAAGGATCGTCTGGACGAGCTCAAGGCCCTGCCCAATTTCACCTCGGAGCAGGCCGTCGGTCTGGACAAGACCTGGAAACCACTCAAGGACTGGTTCCACAAGGACACCTGGCTCCGCGCCAAGATGGACGCCAAGAACTATGCCGACACCACTAAGCACCTTGCGGTGGTTGATTTCAAGTCGGGCAACTACCGTATCCCGTCAGACGAACAAATCGAGCTCTACGTTCTTGTCGGTGTAGCCCAGCACCCAGAGGCCGAGACAGCTACGGCAGAGTTCTGGTTCATCGACAAGGATGACGTCTACTCGAAGACTTACAAGGCAGCGGAGTTCCCTGCTCTTCGTACGAAGTTCGAGGGGCTGGCCAACAAGTTGTACAACACCCAGGTGTGGATGGAGGAGCCGAGCAGAGAGTGCAAATGGTGTCCATATAGCAAGAGTCGCGGCGGGCCATGCAAGTTCTAGTGCGTGAGTCTGCCATTGAGCAGAGATGCAAGACTATAGCGGAGAAACACGGATGTTTCCTACTGAAGGTCGAAAAGCGGAAGGGGTGGCCAGACCGGATGCTCCTGTGCCCGAACGGGATGATGGCCTGGATCGAGTTCAAGAGGCCGGGGGAGAACCTGTCGAAGTTCCAGGAGCACATACACGATCAGCTGACCTTGATGCATTTCAGGGTGCACACGGTGGACAACTATTCGGAGTTCCTGACGGCCCTGCTGTACTTGAAGGGTTTGGTCCCCCCGAATGGATCCCTGTCAACTACCAAGTAAGAGGCGTTGAGTGGCTAAGCGAGAACATCGGTTCGGCCCTCTTCTTGAAGCCTGGTTCGGGCAAGACGTCGGTAATTCTGGCCGCATACCTCCGGGTTTCGGAGATAATCCTACGTCAGAAAACCCGGATGCTTGTGTTAGCGCCCCTGAAGCCCGCCGAGTCTACCTGGATGGACGAGCCGCGAAAATGGAAGCAGTTCGCGCACTTGAAAGTAGGTCTGGCACGTGGGCCCTTTCGCGAGCAGATCTTAAAGGACCTATCCTACGACGTAGTCGTGACCAACTACGATTCCCTGGAGTGGATAGCCCCGATCCTGGAGATGAGGAATGACTTCGACATCCTGGCCGCTGATGAGCTGACCCGGCTCAAGCATATCCAGTCGAAGCGCTTCAAGCTCCTCAAGCCGTTGCTTAAGACGTTCATGTACCGCTGGGGTGCAACGGGCACCCCCGCAGCCAATGGTCTGCTGGACCTCTTCGGTCAGGTCATGGTACTCGACCTCGGGCAACGCCTGGGCCGGTACATCACGCACTTCCGCATGACGTACTTCTACCAGAAGCCGTGGGATCAGTACCGATACTACATCTCTGACCAGATGGCAGACAAGCTCGTTGAGAAGATCAGCGACATCTGCATGTACCTAGCCAATGACGAAGAGCTGGAATTGCCCCCGCTCATTGACGTCATCCGCCGTACTGACCTCCCGCCGAAGGTTAGGCGCCAGTACTACGAGCTGGAGACGGAGTTCATCCTCAAGCTTGATAACGGCCTGGTAACCGCATCTAATGCGGGGGTGCTGACGTCGAAGCTCCGGCAGTTCACTGGTGGCGCGGTGTACAACGCTACGGCCGACCATACCTGGTCAAACGTACATGAGGCAAAGATCGAGCTTCTGAATGACTTGATCGAGGAGCTCGCCGGTGAGCCCCTCATGGTGTCCTACCAGTTCGAGCATGAGTACGAGCGACTGATGAAGGAGCATCCCAAGGCGCTGTGGATCAAGGGCGGCATGTCTAAGGGGGTGCTCCAGGCGACCATAGCTGAATGGAACCTGGGCAACGTACCAGTCATGTTCGTTCAGCCCTCAGCGGCAGCGTTGGGTTTGAATTTGCAGTTCGGTGGCAACAACCTGGCCTGGTTCTCCTTGACCTACAACCTCGAGGAGTACATTCAGATGATCGCGCGCCTGCTCCGCAAGGGGCAGACCAAGCCGGTGATGAACTACATCCTCTCGGTTAGCGACACAATCGACCAAGTAGTTGCGAAGGCCTTGGTTGGTAAAGATGTGACACAGAACAAAGTCTTTGAGGCCCTTCAGGGTCTTAAACGCGAGGAGTAACAATTCGTAAAAAGATTTCGCAGGCGGCCTCCAATACGTTATAATGTATTTTGCTGCCTGCGATTCCGCGGCAGCTGGCACCGGACTAACAGGAGACGTCCATGGAATTCAAGGGTATGAGCATGTCCCAACTCATCGAGGCGCACAACGTCCTCGCCACGGAAAAGGGCATGCCGCACAAGACCGAGTTCAAGAACCTCGCCGAAGCTCGGACGGCAATCACCAACCTGGAGAGCAAGATGGAAGATGGAAACGTGGCCGTTCAGGCCGATCCCGCAGCTGCAACCGGCGCCGTTGAAGGCACCGAGGGCGCCGTGTCCGCCACGGACTCGAAGTACTCGACAGTCGGCAAGCGTGGTCCGACGCAAGGCGTTGGCGAATTCGCCAAGGCGCTCCTCGCGGGCGGCATGGCCACCGGCGACGTCCTGACCAAGGTCAAGGAGCAGTTCCCGACCGCCAAGACCTCGGCGTCGTGCATCGCGTACTACAAGGCCGCGCTGAAGAACCCGAACCTCGGCAAGCGCAAGGGCGGCGCCGCGGCGCAAGACCCGGCCGCGCTCCGCGCCAAGGCTGCGGAGCTCATGGCTGCCGCGCAGGCCGCCGAAGCCGCCAACGCCGACGCTGCCGTGAAGGCGGCCGAGGAAGCGGTCGAGAACGCCAAGAAGGCGCAGGCGGTTGCCGAAGCGGCGCTCGCGGCGCAAGCGGCGCTCAAGGAGCAACAGGCGGCAGCTGCAGCGCAAGCTCCGGCGGCCTAACGGTTTGGGGGCCCCGCGTACAACACCGTTTGGTGAGCTGGACTAGGAATAGACAGTTACACGCCTTCGGTTCCTGCGCGGGTGCCCCCTCAAGGAGCAATGCACATGGTTAAGTATCTGGTTTGTCCAGGTACTGTCATCAGCAAGTCTGATGGCGATGAGCACTTTATTTCTGCAGGCCAACTAATGCGGTTGTATGGTGTTAATCCAACCGAGTGCATCGTGATGCCTACCGGATCAGCTCGACGAGGATGGACTGAACCAGCAGGTCTAATACATCTTCGTCCTTCATATCATGGCAATTATGAATTGCCTAAAGGGAGCTAATGAACAAGATGCGCTATCTGGAGCTGATCGAACCAGCTCTCCAGATCGTGGTGAAGAAGCACGAGGACTACGGCAATGACCGTCTCGGGCTCAAGAGCTATTTCCCGTTCGGACTCAAATCTCATGTCCAGATGCTGCACATCAAAACGCAGCGCCTGGTCTCGTTGGCGCAAGATGGTCGTGAGCCTAACTTCGAGTCCGTCAAGGACACGTTGCTAGATCAGATCAACTACGCCGTCTTTCTGTTGGATGCTATCGACAAAGGCGAAGTCTGATGAGCAGCTATGAATTGGATTACATCGATCTGGTCAACAGGATCGTAGGGCAGGGCCAGTACCGCGAGTGCCGCAATGGCGAGACGCGGGCGCTCTTCGCTCAGACCCTGAAGATCAAGGAACTCAACGAGGATCAGTTCCCCCTCTTGACGCAACGCCGCATCTTCTTCAACGGCGTCTTCGGCGAGCTGGCGGCCTTCTTGAGGGGGGCCACCAAACTCGGTGAGTTCCACGCCCAGGGCTGCCACTACTGGAACGAGAACGCCAAGG